ACTTGACCCATAACGTGCATCTGCAAAAACAATACCGTTTTCTGTTGTTTGATCACCGTTGTCTACTAAAATCCAACGATCAGTACTTTTACGATATTTGTAAATTACTGGATAGTTTTCTAAGTCTGAAGTGTCAATCCATAAATCGCCTTCTACTAATGCACTACTACCATCTGATTGTGTAGTTGGTTGTGATGCACTTACAATAGGCCCGTTAGCATCTGTGCTATTGCTTAATGAATAAACTGGGCTGTCCGGATGTCTATATCCAACCCATTTGTTACCGTCATTGATCATAATGTCAACTTCATCAACAATTGAGTTATACCATAGTGTTCCTGTTTCGGCAGTATTTGTTGGTTCGTTTTCTGATGCTGTGTAACTTAGTACTTCCCAATTACTTACTCTGTACTGAACAGGATTACCTAATGAATTATCAATTCCTGGTTCGTCTGATACAAAGCGTGTTGAAGTACTAATACCTAATGCAGTAAGCATTGGCGCAAAACTACTTGCAACATCAACAAATTTCATTTCGCCGCCTTGGCTATGTTTAATAACAACTGCATTGTTTTCATCAACTGATGCACTTACATACGGAATGTTTGCACTTGTAATTGCTGCTGCAATAGCAATAGCAGTATCAGCTGCTGTTGACTGTGCTTCAACTTCAATTAGTCCTGGAACATCGCTGCTGAACACTGCTGAACCTGGTGAAGTTGCAGTAATTAACATTTTGTAAGTTTCACCATCTGTGAAGTTTGATAGTGTAATTGGTTGTGAAGAAACTTGAGTATTTCCAACTGTGCCTCTTTTAAATATTTTAAATGTACCTAACGGATCACTGTCTCCTGCAACATTTGATTGTACATATAAATCACCTATTTGTAAATTTGATCCGCCACCTGTTCTGTCTAGTTCAACTAGAGCAGATTCATTTGTTGGATAAATCGGTGCTTCAATAGAATCCCATAATTTAGTATCGTCATTCCATTGTCTAACTCTCCAGCGAGCACCACCGTTTGGTGTAGTTGTTTTAAGCCATACACTTCCTGTTGGACGGCCATTATATGCAGTTCCTACTTTAAATGTGTCTGGAATTTGTGTGTGCTTACTAATTTGTACTGCTGGAATTAAATAAGTTCCTGCATCAATATTTAAGAACTCTAAAACCGCTGTAGATGCATTTGAACCTGCTGCAAACTCTAATGATGTTGTTGAACTACCATCATTGTAAAATGCAATCTCTCCGCTTATTACGGCTGCTCTTATACCCGGAATTGATAGTCCGTTAATTGTTGCTGCTATGTCTGTAACAGTTTCGCCAGTAGTAACAGTAATAACAGTTCCATTTAATACAAAAACGTCTGAGCCTTCATCTGTTGAATCGTCGCCAAATGTTGTACTTGTTTTGCTACTAACTACAGTTGGAACGGCATCCTTCCAAGCAGTTGAACCTAGCTCAACCCAACCTGCGCTTGCTCTATACCAAACTTTGTTAAGAGTAGTTACAGCAACGACTGCATAATCTCCAACTGAGCCAATTGAGCCTAGTGGTGTATAATCTTCGTTTTCGTAATCTATAACGTCTGATTGACTTGTAATAACAATAGGTGTTTGTGTTGTAAATGATTGTCCGCCTGTTATAGTTTCACTTGCATTATTCCATTCCTGGATACCAAATGCACTTGAACCAGTATCTAACCAATATGTTCCTGCATCTGGAAATGCTGTTGGAACTGATGATTGAGGAACTAGTTGTTTTAAGTCTATGTCGGCTCTTACAACCCATGCTCTGTTGCTTACACCTAAATATGAATAAGCTGCTTGTAATCCGTATTCACTTAATTCTGAACCGTGAATTGGATTATTGCTTGCATCAATTTGGAAAACTGGGTCGCCAAATGTTTCAGCTAGGTCACGTTGCGATGTCATTAAATAAGGCTTACCGGCATTTTCTGCTAGTGTACCTATCGCTGTTCCTGATCCTGAAGCATTTAGTTTGTTCTCTTGCGATGCAACAAAAATTACTGGTACAGTTCCTGGTTCAGCGGGAGTGTAAAAACTCTCGTCTACTACGCTAACCTGTACACCTGGTGATACTAATGCCATTTTAATCTCCTGTTGGATAGTGTATTGTTTATTACATGTATTTACCAATTAAAAGAAAAAACTCTGTGCAAATACCCCCGAAAAAGGGACCGAAAAGGTGAGGTAAATACAGTATGCGACCATTATGTAAATGCGGACAGCGTCCGGCAGCTATAAATTATAAAAAAGGAAACAAAATTTACTATCGTAAATTGTGTGAGACGTGCCTACGCAACGGATTAGGACACGGAATACCAAAATGGAAGCAAGCAGGATATATTAAAAAAGATACTTGTGAAAAATGTGGTTATACAAGCAAGCATCAAGAACAGTTTAACGTGTTTCATATTGACGGCAACTTAGAAAATTGCCGTCCTAGCAATTTAAAAACAGTGTGTGCTAACTGTCAACGTATTCTGCAAAAAACTGGGGTGCAGTGGAAACAGGGAGACTTAATCCCTGATTTTTAAAAATAGTACGCATTAGCATTGCTACATTCTTTTCTAGACGCTTTAGATCGCCGTTGTTGTCAATTGTGTAATCACACATCCATTGTTCAATTGTCATTGAATTGTTATCTTCATGCGGCAAGTGGTCTGAACGATCTACCCAAATAGCATAATCAAAAATTTCTTCGTTTTGCATTGCAAAAAATTCACGTTTGTTGCGAAGTCCGCAGTATATGTCATGTTCTGCAAATAAATTACGTCCTAGTCTAGCAAGATCATCTTTACAATAATCATGTATCATGTCATACCATAGTTTACGATGATTGTGCCTATCTGCATAACATTCTTCTTCGTCAGTATAACTGTACTTGTCTTTTAATTCATCAAAAATAAACAATTCACTACAAAATTTAGAACTAGACTGAAATGAATATCCGTAAAGTTCTAGCATTTCGCAAACAGTGTCTTTGCCGTGTCTGCCGTGTCCTACAACAAGTAGTTTAGGTAACATTAATTAATCTCCACATAGTATAATTTTATTATATGTTATTAATGATATTTTGTCAACCTATATTACCACTTAGCAACACTTTTCAACCGTTTTTGTGAACGAATAGCATCCATAATACGAAGTATTTGTTTCTTTTTATTGCCAGGGCGATCATAATGATTTTTTGATGCCCAAGTTTGATCTGCTTCTAGTTGTTCAGCAAACTTTTCACCTAACAACTTTTCTAAGTACGATAAGTCCTCATTACTTAGGTCTTGTATCTTCCGTGAAACCATTCTGTCTATCTCTCCATGCTTGTTCGAACTGTTCTGCATAGTCGTACAAAGGTGCACCATTGCAACCGTCATACCATAGACGTTTGAAATAACCTTCTGCACTTGCTACTACTGTTTCTGGGGTGGCGTCAAGGTGGCCCTTGACCATGTAAAATAATCTGTACTCTTCTTTAAGATCATTTCTTAACATACAGTATTTACATTACTGTTACATTTAGTGCGCTAACATTGGGGTATTTTTAGCCGATTGTAAATCCGTAACCTACGCCACCAGCAACTTGCTGAATTACATCTTGCTCTAGTTTTTCCATTTCTTGCATTGCTTCATTTTTAAGATCATTACCATTAAGGGTTGACCCACCTTGTGGTCCTGCAATAGTAGCAAACTTTGAACGTGCTTCGCCTAACATATATTTACAGTTTGCCAAAGTATAATCTTTAATCCACTGCTTTGCTAGATAATCATCAAGTAGTTGCTCGTCTGGACGATAATTGTACGCCATGAGCATTAGTGTTTCGTCTGTTCTCGGACGCTGTAATAATGTAAGTTTATGTGTTGTAGGATTCCATTTGAATTCGATGAACGATCCAAACATACGTCCTACAAGTTCTTGGTATTGGCTAAACAAATCATATGTTGCTAGTCCTCCCATATTAGATGAACTTAACAGATATGTGTTAGTGTACGCAAGGTTAAATGGTTCAAACAAAGTGCCGCCGTCTCCGCCGCCTGTTCTTGATCCAATTGATCTACGAAAGATTCTTCGAACTTCAATAACTTCGTTTGGAAGTGTGTATTCATTTGTATCTTCCATAGTTTCCATAAACAAATACGATTCTTCTACACTGTTATCTGAACGCTGTCTAAATTTAGTTAATGATTTAACTAAAGCAGTTTCATAATGGATAGGATCTAGTTCGACATCGACCATGCCGCCGCCTAGCATTGCGTGGACGTAGTCAAATATTTCTTGTTTTTGTGTAGCCATATATAAAGTTCTCCGATATAGTATTTATCTTTCGATAAATATGTGTATGCCAAGACTTAGCTTATATAAACCCGAACGTGGTAACGATTTTAACTTCCTAGATAAACAAATTCTAGAGATGTTTACTGTTGGTGGTACAGACATACATGTATACAAATATATCGGTACTGATGACGGAACAACCGTTAAAGATCATACTCAAATACAAGATTTAATGTTTCTTGAAAATCGAGATAGAAAATACGATCAAGATATTTACAGACTTAGAGGCATATACAATGTACAAGATCAAGATTTTGATTTAAGTCAGTTTGGTTTGTTTTTAAGCAACGACACATTGTTTATGACAGTTCATATACGCAGCAGTGTTGAAACCATTGGTAGAAAAATTATGCCTGGTGATGTATTTGAGTTGCCGCATTTAATAGATGAATATGCAGAAAATGATGCCAGTGTTGCTCTTAAAAGATTCTACGTTGTAGAAGATATTAATCGTGCTGCTGAAGGATTTTCACAAACATGGTATCCGCACTTATATCGTGTAAAACTAAAACAAATATACGACGGACAAGAATATAAAGATATTTTAGATTTACCAGCAAGTGAAGATGCGCCCGATGGAGATACTTTAAGAGATATATTATCTACATACGAAAGAGAAATGAATATTACTACAGGAGTAATACAAGAAGCAACAGAAGAAACTCAAAAAAGCGGATATGATATCAGTCATTACTTTTCAGTATCCGTTGACGACAACGGTATAGTAGAATTAACTGAAACAAAAGACGCAGACGGTTTATCCGAGATGGCGCCGCCTGATAGAGCAGGATACAAAGGATATATTATTGGTGATTCTATTTCACCTAATGGAGAAGCATTTGGCTTTGGAGTTCAGTTTCCGGCAGAGCCAGAAACTAATGATTATTTTTTAAGAACAGATTTTTTACCTAATAGATTGTTTCAATTTAGAAATAATAAATGGAACAAAATTTACGATGTTAAACGTGCATTTGTTTACGGTGCAGATGAAACTAATACCCAGCGTGGCACATTTATTAATAATACCAATACTAATAATATAGGTGGCGAAGTAACCGAAGAAAGACAAAGTATTTCTCAAGCACTAAAACCTAAGGCGGATAACTAATGCAACATTTTTATGATGGACAAATACGTAGATATCTTACACAAATAGTTAGATTGTTTGGACAATTTAGTTATAAAGACGGTAAGGGTAGACTAGTACAAGTTCCAGTTACATACGGCGACTTAACAAGACAAGTAGGAAGTATCCTTAGAGATAATTCTGAAAATAAAATTCCTAGCGCACCAAGAATGGCTGTGTATATAACCGGACTAGAAATGGATACTTCACGTCTAGCAGATAGCAGTTATGTTAATAAGCTAAACATTAGAGAACGTGCATATGATGTAGACGGCCAAGAATATTTAAATAAAGCAGGTAAAAATTATACAGTAGAACGTATAATGCCAACCCCTTATACTCTTACTGTAAACGTAGACATATGGACTACTAATACAGATCAAAAATTACAAATACTTGAACAAATTTTTATGTTGTTTAATCCTAGTTTAGAAATACAAACAACAGACAATTATATCGATTGGACTAGTTTAAGTGTTTTAAATATAGATAACATAAACTTTAGTAGTAGAAGTATACCAACTGGTACTGAAAGTGAAATTGATGTTGCTTCGATTAGTTTAACAACACCTATCTTTATTAGTCCTCCTGCAAAAGTTAAAAAATTAGGAGTTATTAGTAAAATAATTACAGCAGTATTTGCAGATCACGGATTAGAAGTTAATATAGACGAAACTGCTTACACACAAAGTTTAGTTGAACAAAAAATTAAAGAGAACGAAGAAACAGACAAAGTTAATAGTCAACCAGATGAAGCATTGACTAATGAAAGTGCATTAGTAGTAACTACATATCAAGATTATGGATTAGAAGTGTTTGATGGTGTTGCAAGATTATTAAAGAATGGTGTTAATCGAAACGATACATGGACTGCTTGGAACATTGCGCAACCATTTACATTTGAACCTGGAATTACACAATTACGATTACAACGTGCAAACGGTTTAGAAATAGTATTTACTATTGATAGTATTGATACTACAGACGAAACACGACTTATACTAAATGCTCCTGATGCAGAAACATTACCAGCAGATTCTGTTATACCAGGTCCTGCTGGTGACAAAACATATGTTGATTATATTATAGATCCACTAAGATTTGATCCAATGCAATCGCAATCAAATAATAGACTTTTATTATTAGGTAGTATAGGTGATCCTAATAATACTAATGGCGCTCTGGCATGGAAGAATTCAGATAACTCAGATTTTGTAGCAAGTGAAAATGATATTGTAGAATGGGACGGTTCACGCTGGCACATTGTTTTTGATGCTAGTGAAGAAACTAACGAAGCATTTGTAACTAATCTAAACACACAAACACAATACAAATGGACAGGCGAGTATTGGATACTCTCTTATGAAGGAGAATATCCAAATGGCTCTTGGAGGTTTACATACTAAGATAATTATTAGTATGAAAGACATTATTTGTAGTGGTGCATTAATTTATTCTCTAAAGTCTAAAATGTTTCTATTTCTGCATAGAGCAAACGGAAGCCGTAATAATGTTTGGGGCTTAGTTGGTGGAACTAACGAAGGTTTAGAAACACCCTGGGAAGGTTTGCGCAGAGAAATTGAAGAAGAAATAGGCTCTATAAATATAAAGAAAACTATTCCTTTAGAAACATTTGTATCTAACGATTCTAAGTTCCAGTTCCATACATATCTTTGCGTTATCGAAGATATTTTTATTCCTAAACTTAATAACGAGCATGACGGATTTGCTTGGGTAGAATTTAGTAAATGGCCGAAACCTTTACACTCAGGTTTGCAAAGCACTCTCAATAGAAAAAGTAATATTACTAAATTAAAAACAGTAATCGAAGTAATAGATTTACTTGACTAATAATCATAAAGGTAGTATAATAAATTATGTCTAAAGTATTAGTTATTGGTGATTTAATAAATGATAGGTATATTTTTGGTTCTTCGACTAGGTTAAGTCCTGAAGCACCTGTACCTATTGTAAGTCAGGATCGTATAGAAGAATTTCTTGGTGGCGCAGGACTTGTTTATAACAACTTAAAAAGTTTAGGCGTCGATGCAACTTTATTAGAATACGACGATCCAAAAAGTGAAAAAACTCGTGTAATCTGTGATGGCCATTATGTTACAAGAATAGACGACGATCGTTATGCTAACGGATTAGATATTTACAATGATATTAAAAAATTAGATTTATCTAATTTTGAATATGTTATTCTTAGCGATTACAATAAAGGTGTATTAGAATATTCAAAAGATATTATTGCACATCTTAATAGTTTTGATTGTAAAGTTATTGTAGATCCTAAACGCCACGTTAGTTGTTATGACGGGGCTTGGTTAGTAAAACCTAATTACAAAGAATACAAAGAATTAGGGTTTGAAAAATGGGACGGTAATATAATTGTCACTAATTCTAGTAAAACTACTACTGCTGAATTTGATTTAAAACGTTATGTTTCGCAACCTGAACCTTTAGAAGTTAATGATGTAACCGGAGCCGGAGATTGTTTTCTTGCTGCATTTGTTTATGCGCTAACTAAAGGGTATGATTATCAAAAAGCATTAGATTTAGCAAATAGAGGATCAACTGAAAGTGTAAAACACGTAGGTACATATATTCTTACTGAAAAAGACTTGAATAAACGTATTGTTTTTACTAACGGATGTTTTGATGTATTGCACAAAGGTCATCTTACATTACTAAAAGAAGCTCGCAGTTTAGGTGATAAACTTGTAGTAGGACTGAATAGTGACGGTAGTGTAAAACGCTTAAAGGGAGACAACAGACCGTTTAACGATCTTGAAACAAGACGAGAACAATTAGAACTTATTCCGTATGTAGACGAAGTTATTGTATTTCATGAAGATACGCCATATGAGCTTATTAAAGAACTAAAGCCAGACTTAATTGTTAAAGGTGGAGACTATACTGTAGAAGAAATTGTAAGACATGATTTAGCACCTGTGCATATTGTACCTACAGTACAAGGTTACAGTACAACAAAAATTTTAGAGGCGTCTGTATGAAAATTTTAATTACTGGACACAAAGGATTTATTGGACAAAATCTAACTCTTAGATTACAAGACGAACACGAGCTATCAGGATATGAATGGCAAGCTGATTATTTGCCTGAAGTTGAAGGCTATGATTGGGTTATTCATTTAGGTGCTATTTCAAGCACAGCTGAACGTAATGTTGATAAGATCATGTTACAAAATTATGAATTTTCAAAATGGTTGTTTAATCAATGTAATCTAAAAGGTGTAAATTTTCAATATGCATCTAGTGCAAGTGTATATGGACCATACGAAAAGTTTAAAGAAGAAGATCCAAAACAACCACAAAGTCCGTATGCTTGGAGCAAGTATCTTTTTGATAGATGGGTTACTGGACTCTCAAAAAGAAACATTATAGTTCAAGGATTTAGATATTTTAATGTATACGGTCCTTTAGAAGACCACAAAGGACATCAAGCAAGTCCTATAACTAAATTTACTAATCAAGCAAAAGAAACTGGTACTATTTCTTTATTTGAAAACAGCGACAAATACAAAAGAGATTTTATTTTTGTAGGCGATGTATGTGAAGCACATAAAAAATTATTATCTAGTGATGTTTCCGACATTTATAATATAGGAACAGGAACTACTACAAGTTTTCAACAAATAGCAGACATTATTGCTAAAAAATATGATGCAAAAATTAAATATGTACCGATGCCGGATCATTTAGCAAATCAATATCAAGAGTACACATGTGCAGACAATTCAAAATTAAGTAATATTGTAAAAATTAATTTTACAACAGTAGAGGAATATATAAATGGATCAGCCAACTAGAAAGTCAGGTGTAGATCAAAAAGGTTGGGGCTACGAAATGATTTGGGCCACAAATGATTTATACTGCGGAAAAATTATGGTGTTTACTAGAGCTGGAGCAAAAACTAGTATGCACTTTCATAAAGAAAAAGACGAAACTTGGTTTGTAAACAACGGCAAATTTAAGGTTGCATACATTGATACAAAAAATTCAAAACTACATGAAAAAGAACTTAATGAAGGCGAAGTTTGGAGGAATCCTCCATTACAGCCACATCAATTAATTTGTCTTTCGAAAGAAGGAAGTGTTACAGAAGTTAGCACTCCAGATAGTGTTGAAGACAACTATAGAATTATTCCCGGCGACAGTCAAGTATTAAGCGAAGAATAAAATGTATAGCATAAACTGGAGCAATAAAAAATCAGACAACACTGTATCCGATAAAAAAGAATCTGCGATTCGATACAGTACAGATAAAACAGAAGAAGAATATAATATTCCATTCTACGATACTGTGAATAATATTGCACCAAAAGTTGTTGTAGGTTTAGATAGAGACGGTGTTATTAATGTTGATCGTGGAGACTATACCTACAAGGTAGACGACTTTGAACCGATCGAAGGTAGTTTAAAAGCAATAGCTAAAATTCGTAGACTAGGTCATAAAATTGTTATTATAACAAATCAAGGCGGTATAAGTAAAGGCATTTATACTCAAAACGATGTTGACACTGTACATAATCATATGTTTAATTTATTAGGTGAAGCAGGCTGTGCAAGTATAGATGCTCTTTATTATAGCGAAACTAGTGCTAGATGGGACCAGTATGCAAAACCTAATACCGGTATGTTTAAAAGATGTGAAAAAGAATTTCCTTTTATTAAATTTTCAAAAGGATTTTATGTAGGCGATAAAATATCAGATCTAAAAGCTGCTTTTAAAATGGGAGCAAAGCCTGTACTAGTAAAAACAGGCTACGGAAATGAAACGTTAAAAGAACTTAACAAGTTTTCTAATCAAAAAATTAAAAAGAAAACTATTGTTTTTGATAATTTATCTAGCTTTGCTGATTGGTTATCTCGTCGATAGCTATTCCAAAATTTGCACTAATAGTGGATCTTAATTCATCAGCCTTGTGTGTTGATACATAATGATCTAAACTAGCAGGAAAGAAAATAATATCCCCTTCTTCTAGCGGCGGCGTAACTCTTCTTCCCATAAACGGTTTGTTTGTAAAGCATTGTGCAAGATGTACCGGAAAATGACTGTAACTAGAATCATAAAAAGAAAAACTTGCACTGTTTGGTGGTAACTTTAACATATATGCACAGCTAATTACTAAATTTCCACCACTATGGGAATGTACTTCTTGGTATTGTCCTTTTGTATATCTATTTGCCCATGCTTGTCCGTACATTTTTTCACATGCTTCTTGTGACAATCCTATAGAATATGCATATTCGTCTACTAAATTATAAACAGTTTTAAAAAACAAATGCCAAGGAAATAAACTATTTTTTTCATCATTTTGAATTGTTGTTCTACAGTCACAATCCCAAAATGTTGCTTGATCAAAATTATCTTCAGACTCAATAAAAGGAGTAAATCCTTTTAAAATTTCTTCGTGATTAGGCATTTTTGTTTTATATACAGGTGTGCCAAAAATTACATTAAGACTCATTTTTTACCTTTACTAACTTTTTCTTTTCTGGCAAATACAAATATTCAATTTTACTTTTTGCTAGTGTATGGAATGCATCTTCTAAAGTTTCAACTAGAGGATCGCCGCCTAAATTAAAACTTGTATTAAAAATAATCGGACAACCTGTCTTTTCTTTAAAGGCTTTAATCAAATCATAGTAGTTTGCATTTTGTTCTCTGTTAACAGTTTGAATACGGCAAGTTCCGTCTACGTGAATAATAGCAGGAATCTTTTCTTCTACTCCGGGCTGACAATTAACAGCATACATCATTGTAGGAGAGTTTTTCATACCTCGCAAGTCAAACCATTCATGCACATCTTCTTCTAGAATAGATCCTGCAAATGGGCGGAAATATTCTCTGTTTTTAACACGATTTACAAAATCTTTTCCGTCAGGATCTGTTGGATCATAAAGAATACTTCTATTACCTAATGCACGTGGGCCGTTTTCACTACGTCCTTGAAATATTGTAACAATATTTTTGTTTGTAATTAAGTCGATAACATCTTCATTAGTAGCATCTGTAACTTCGGCAGAGTATTTTTTTGCTAGTTGTTGGATATCACCTTCTGTAATTTTATAATCTGGTCCTAGATAAACAGTTTCAGCTTGAGAATCAATCGACATATCTTTAGTAAGACTTCTATGTAACCACAATGCTGCACCCATTGCAGTGCCGCCGTCATTTGAAACCGGCTCTACATAAAGATTAATATCATTGTCTATCTCTTTTAAATAATGATAATTTGCAACACAATTCAACCCATATCCACCGCTTATAACAACATTTTTAATTCCTGTAGATTCAACAGCATGTTTTATTAGTTGAGTTACCGCTGCTTGAGATTCTACTTGTACTGCATATGCCATATCTCTTCTATTTTGGCATAGTGTTGCATCTTCTTCACCTTTGTCAATCAAATAACTATATAAATTTTCGTTTAGAATAGAACCGTTTGGATATCTCGGAACAAATAAACTTCTATTACTTACTGGAATAGGCAAATCAGTATATGGATCAAATACCGGAGGAATTAAATCATTAGGTTTACCATATGGAAATAATCCCATAGTTTTTCCAGCTTCAATGGCATCCCAGCCACAGTATTCTGTTACACCCTCATAACACTTAACAATGCCTGCTCTATCAGATAACGAAGTTGAAAATTTACCTATTTCTTTACCAAAAATATCTTGATCAGGTGCTGTAAGTTCTGCTGTTGGCAGATAGTCTCTACAACCCATAGTTTTAAAAAGAGTTTGTATATTGTCTGGATATGTACATTTATATAATGTTTCAGTTTCCCACATATGTTTTATAGATCCGTCAACTTCTAAATCAAAACAAGTCCCAGCACCGTCAACAATAACTGCTACTGCTTCTTCAAAGCCACTTCTATAAAATGCTAAACTGGCATGCATTTTATGATGTAGTTTAGATACATCGATTACTTGTGGATGCGGATCCCAAGGCGGAGAATACTCTATTAGACCTACTTTTCTAGCAAGACCTGTGTAAATATCCTCAGCAGTATAATCAACTCTACCAGCTGTTTCTGCAAGAGTTTGTGTATGCGATATTACCATGTAATCAAGTTTGTCTGTATACTCTAAAATTTTTAGAATTGACGCTAACGGTCCTCCATCGTACTTTTTACGAGTAAGTCTTTCTTCTTCAATAGAAAAAACTATTTCTCCATCTTTTAATAAGCATACTCCAGCATTGTGTCCTCTAGCAAGTCCTGCTATCCACATACTCATACATTTTCTCCGAAATTTTCTTTTGGTTGTTTAGGTGCAGTCTTAATAGACTTACCTACAGTTTGTTTAATTGATTTTACGATATCATTAATATGTTCTTTGCTCATATTCATTGCTTTATCGTTTAATCTATCTGGTTCTTCTTCAGTACTTACACGTATAGGACTATAAACTCTTCTACCGTCTCCTATATCAAACACTGTTATATCTTTGTCATTTAGATAAGTTGTGTTGATAGGAAAAGTACTTCCTGTAATTACAGTTGCTTGTTTTCCTAAAGATTTTGCAATATGTTGTCCTACACTGTCACAACCTAAGAAATGATCAGCTGCTTCTATTACACCTGCCCATATTCTAATATCCGGTATTTGAGGTTGTGCAAGCGGAGTGTTATCGCCGTCTTCATTATAAAATGGTAAGGGAAGTTCACTCATAATAATAACACCATAATCTTGTTTCAGTTGATTAGCAATATCAAGCATATCTTCTGCTCTAAAACTTCTAGATGTTTGGTCTATTAAACTTTCTTCAACACCTCGGCCAAATGGTTGTATTACAATAACTTTATTAAATCCAGTAACATCTTTTACTTCTTGTACTACTGATTTTCCATTATGCTGTTCTGATTTATTAAGATATATGTTAGGTATAGGTACTTCTCTTATGCCTTGTTTATTAATTTCAATATCAAATGCTTGTGCAAGACTACATTTTTGATTATAATATTCCCATATACGATATGGTTCTGGACTTACACAATTTCTATCTTTGATATATTGTTCAAATAATCCTTTATGCCATACATCGTATGCACGTCTATGAAGTGTAGGATGTCCTTTATAAAAGTCAGTTCCGCCTTCGCAAACAATAATAAAATCGTCATTTGGATTTTCTTTTTCATATAGTTCAAGTGCTGGAATTGAGGTTATAACACGACCGGCACCGCCGTTAATAAAGAATGCTGTAGATCTAGTCATTAAGATACCTTTTTGTAATTACAAAATATTTATAGTACACTTGATCCTATAATTACAAAAATGGTTTCATAAAAAAAGGCTGTACAAATATACAGCCTTTTAAGTTTTATATGTAACAGTTATTCACCGTATGGGTTATTAGAATCATAGCCTTCAACGCCATACTCTTCATTTAGTTCATCACACTCTGGCCAACAAGAATCAACAAAGATTAAATCAATTCCTGCATCTTGCATTACTTGCGGAAAGTCTCTAAGACGTTGCTTGTATGTTTCGATGCCTGCGGCTCTGTCTGCATCTACGCTTGAAAAAACCATTGCCGGTGCATCTGCTTCGGCAAGTCTTTGGTTTCTCTCAACTTTTATCATAGGCCATGTCTGAGGTAGTCCCATTACATCTACGTTTGAATTTTTATATAGGTCTAACGAATTAGTTTCAAAGTTCCATATAGATTTTTTATCATCGTATAACTCGTCTGGATGAATTGGATATTCGTATGAAAAATGTCCATACCCTTCAATCGGAGTTGCAGGGATTGTTTTTTCACCAGGAGTTTCCTCCCAATCTTCTAAATCTTTATAATTATCATGATAATCTGATAAAACTTCAGCACCCAATGGATCTACAGTAGCATCGAGTTTAATAAGTTCTACTTCTTCTGGAATTTGACTAAAATCTTGTGTGATTTCTCTTGCTTCAAATTCTCTCCATACAGACTCAAATGATCCTACAGGATTTGCTCCTTCCGTATCCTTCCAAGCATAAAAATAAAGATACTTAGGTCCTTTATATGTCATACTAATTGTTTCTGTTGTTTCACCGTCTAGATAATTATCATTAGGACAATCATATGTATAATTTACCTCAACCCACTCAGTACCGTGTTCATCAGTATCTGTTATAGTACGATAATCAACTACTTCGCTTTCTAATTCATCATTTAAATTGTCATCAGCCATTAATTATCTCCAAGTAATTCTTACTAGTCCAGGATTTCCAGGTGTACCTCTACAGTTTCCTAAATCCTGTCCACACGTTGCTTTAATTAGATTTGACCCTGCCTTGGCAATTTGTCTAAATCCTTTACAACAATTTGTACAACCGCAGTACTTAGTACCTGTCTGCATAGCATATTCGTGTCTATTTTTAATACCCCATGATTCTGATGTAGCACTTGCTCGTGAACCACAGTTCATGTTTGATCTGTATCTGTTAAAATAAGATTCGTTACCTAAGTCAACAAAATCCCATTTACAACCAATACATAGTCCTAAGTTACACATGCCTTCACTTCTGTTACCTTGGTTGATACAGAAGCATACACAATATAGATTGTATCCGCCTCTTCCGCCCGGTACACATCCGCAACATATACCCGATCCGCTAAACCAACTACCACATCCTCTTGGTGCATCACAACAAGCCGTAAAACACCCACAACCGTTATTGGTTGTACCATTGCCGCCTGCTCCTACACAGTAGTTGTAACTACATCCTGGTACAAACTGTCCATCAATTCTTCTAATAGTCTTCCGACCATAATATCCAGCATAAGCGCCACAACTTGCAATGTCGCAGAAACAGTTTCTACAACATTGGCCTGCTCCCGAGCCGCCGCCACTCCATACTTCAAATGTTATCTCTGATGCACACGTTGGTGCCGACCAACTTCCGCAACGTCCGCAGTGCGCTCGACATCCGTGCGGACCGTTACACACTGAGCATGTATTAAAACATTGAAACATGCCCCCAGAGGTAACACCTTGTGTTCTTTGGCACGTTCCGTCTGGAAATCTAATACCATCTGCGTATAAACAAGTTGCCATTTATTCCTCTCCTTTTAAACTATTTATTTCTGCTTTTAGTTCTTTGATTGCTTCAACTAATAATGGTACAAGTCTTTCGTATTGCAATGTTATGTAGTCATTGCCTGAAATACTTTCACCTTCTTCTCCTCTATCAAATGGAGCATCGTGAATCACTTGAGGAAGAACTTTTTGAACCTCTTGCGCTATTAAACCTACTTCTTCGACTTCAGCACTAAATCCAGCTTCAATGGCTGTTTCATTCCAGTTATATGTTATACCGTTTAGTGACATAACTTTATCTAATGCACTGTCAATGTTTTTAATATTTGTTTTAAGTCTTGCATCTGAAGTATTTGAAATAATATTTTCAGTAGCAGTAATACGTCCTGCAACGTTTGGATCTGCTGTGTTAACACCAATACAACGTACACTTGTAAGATTTTTGCTTGAGTCAAACAAATCATTGCCTGCCATTTTAATAGCACCAACGTTTACGTTAATACCTGTATCGTCTAAAATTTGGAACCAAATTTTATTTGAATCTTCTGGTTCTTTAAAGTCTAATCCTTCAGGTGTTGCAAGTATTTCACAGTCAACGCCTGAGTCACTTGAACCATTAAATGTAATACCTGGATTAGTAGTACCGTATAAGTTTATTTTACCGCCGTTATTATTAATAGTACCGTTAATAGTATGTGAGTCACTTGTTGCATTACCTAGTGTGCCGTTACCGTTATAACTAAAGTTACCACTTGCACTTAGACTTGTAAATGCACCTGAACTAGCACTACTTGCACCGATTGACATATTGTTAATTGTACCACTACCCGGGTTAAGTGTTAGTGACCCTGCTGGTGATATAGTAACTGTACCTGTACCACTTGGTGACATAGTTACGTTAGCATTATTTGGTGAAAATGTAACTGTTGAGTTAGCATCGAGTGTTGTAAACTGTCCAGTACTTCTTGATACGTTACCAATTGCGCCTACAAAGCCGCCTCCTGAATAAACACGTTTAGCAATACTTGCACCACCTTCACAACGTAACTGTCCTGTGTCACCTGTTGCATTTGTTGCTTCACCTGTGCCTGTAATATCTACTACACCACTTGCTGTTACACTTGTAAAAGTACCTGTATTGCTACTTACGTTACCAATTGGACCTTGGAAACTACCTGAATAAAGTGCTCCGCTTACACCTAATCCGCCTGTTATAACTACTGTACCTGTTGTAGTATTAGTTGATGCTGTATTTGCTGTAAATGTTGTTGCACCGCTTGATGTTAGTGTAGTAAATGCACCTGTATTAGCTGTACCGCTGCCAACTGGCCCATTGATTCCGCCTGCGTAGATTGATCCACCTACGCCTACACCACCTGTTACAACTACTGCACCGCTACCTGTTCCTGAGCTTGCTGTTGCAGAGCTAAGTGTTACATTACCACTTGCGTTAAGTGTTGTAAATCTACCAGTTCCTGGTGTTGTAGCACCAATATTCATGCCATCTATTGTACCTGCACTGTCAGAACTAATTGTTACTGTAGTACCTGATCCTATTACTACTGGACCATCTGGATCTATAGTAACTGCTGAACCTGCATCTGTTGGAGAAATTGTAACAGTTTGTCCTGACGTTGTAAATTCAATGTTACCTGGAAAACTTGTAGTTTCTCCTGCATCACCGATTGATACTGTACCCGTACTAGAACTTAAATTTAAGTTTCCTGCAGGACGAATAGTTGCTTGTCCGCCTGGCTGTATTGAGACGGAGGATTGCGGACTAATGTCAACTGTTCCTGTTCCTGTTGGTTTAATTTGTACGTTTTCATCTGCAGGATTAAGTTCTACTGGACCATCTGCATTTAGTACATCATTAAATGTAACTGGTAATTCAAATACTGTAGTACCTGCTAACGCACTTGTTAGAACGTAATTAGTACCGTCTGATGTTAAAGTATAAGTTGAGTTTGTTGGAATATCAATCTCAGTACCTAGTGTAACACCGTTACCAGTAATTTGTCCTGCTGCTGTACTAAGAGTAATCATATCAGCAGTAGCATTATAAAATGTTTGTTTGCTACCAGGGAAAAATACAGGACTTACCATTTCAACTGTATATCCCGGAGTTCCGGTTAAACTGATAATTCCACCTGTAAACGCATAGGTAAATTCTGTTGCTCCGGTTACTTCTAGCGTTTGTGGTGCTGTATTATAACGTGCCATTCTTTATTCCCCTAATTACGTTGTAGATGTTTCAATGCCGTACACAGTAACTCCAACATTTGATGCATCTGTGTTTACTACTATATTTAGTCCACCTTGCATAACTAAGCCTGTGCGTTCAAACACACCGTTTGGAATAATAATTGTATTCCATTCGATCCATTCTTCATCATTTGGCACGCCTGTAGTTGCCATTGCTAATTTCATTGAAATAGCGTTTTGGTTTCTATTAGTAATTGAAACGTTTGCTACTGCATATGTACCGACCGGAACAGTATATACAGTGGTGTCTGTATTTAATGTTAAGTCTTGTACTCCTAGTCTTCCTGTTGCCATTTTTAATTCTCCGTCCTTATCTGCTTAAGAAGTATCCAAGTGCTACTGGAGCTCCATCAATACCACCTGTAAAATTCATTTTTGCTTTAATATTTAGCTGTCCGCCACTTGTAGTTGTTATTTCATCATTTGCAATGAATACAACACCTGCTGTAAGTGTGTTAACGTTCAAGCTACTCTGACCGCCACCAATCTGTGCTGTAATGTAGCTCTTAATTGCACGTTGCGTTGGAACAATACTATCACTATTTTCAGTAAAGAATGGATCTGTACTGAACTGTGTAATAATTGCTGATCCAATACCAACAGCAATACCACCAAGTTGCAATGACTGCAAGCCTGCTAAGTTAAACGCATCAGCATCCAACGTCGCAGTACCTGTTGACTGTTGAACTCCAAACAGTCCGCCAACGTTAAAGTTACCATCTTGGTCAGTACTTGTAAAGAACACTCGACCACCGCCACTACTTAATTGTTGTCTATTAATATCTGCTGTAGTAATATCAACAAATGGATAGTTCGTTTTAGCTTGGTTTCCTGTACCAATATACAAGAAGTCATGTCCAGTTAGTCGTACTTGTGAGTATTTGTTAGTTGTAACAACTCTTGTACCATCTTTTGGTGCATTTAATGTTACTAGTCCTGGACTAATTTGGAAAGTTGCTGTATAACTTCCAGGTTGTCCTATAACATTACTAATTGTAACTAGTTTGTAATATGATCCAGGAATATTATCAAACTCAACATTTGATCCAGGTTCTGGTAATTCAAACAAGCCTCTTAGTGCAATAAATGTGCTTGGTTGATACAAGTCTGCGTTACCGTCGCCGCCTAGCTCTGCTGTTGCTGTTGTATAACCTGCACCTCTATTAGTAAATGTTGGGTTAGCTAACGCACCATTTCTAATTCTCGAATTAACAGCTACATCGATAGTTGCGTTCGGATCGCCAATTGTTGCTTTTGGACTTCCTGCAAATGTTGCTGTACCTATAGCAGTTGGTGCTACAGTTTCAATATCAAAACTTGCTCCTCCATCAAGTAAGCTAATTTCTATATCTGTTCCAGCTATTGCCGAAATGTAGTACTTGACTTCGGAATCAATACCAATTGCTGCTAAACCGTCTCCGTCAAAGTTGATAGGTTGTCCTACAAACAAGTTAGACACTGTGTTTAGTTCAATTGTGTTTGGTGCAGTTGTACTTACAATAGAACCTTGTGTAAATCCTGAACCCGGTTCTCTTAATGTAAATGCTACAATAGAATCTGTATCTACATAAGTTCTACCATTTGGTCTAGCACCAGTTTCAATCCACTTTGCACCATTGCTGCCGCTACTAGTAACAGCAGCCCAGATTGGAACATTACTTGGATTACCAAATGCTACCGCTGCAAACCCAGCAGTATCACCTGTAGTTCTATCTGTCCAAATAACACCGTCTTGTGAAGTTGCAAAAGTACCTCCAATTGGTCCTGATGCTAAAAATAGTCCTTGACCATATTGTACATCACTCCATCCTGATGAACTAATATTAGCAAGTGATGTTGATCCTGCTGACCAGTTTTGACCAAAGTCATAACTTATAGCCTGTTCACCTGCTGAACCAATTGCAACAAAACGTCCATTACCGTATGCAACCTTCATCCAATTAGTTGAAGAACCAGGTAATGCGCCACCTACAGTCCAAGTAATACCGTTTGAGCTATAAGACGTATATCCGTTATCGTTAATAGCAACAAATGTTGTACCACCATATGCTACACTTACAAAAGTACCTGCAGGTGGTGTAGTATTATCACGTGATACCCAGTTTTCGCCGTCTGTTGATGTTCCTGCTGATCCTGATCCGCCTGTACCACCAACTACAACCCATACACCGTTACCAAATGCAATATCATTAAAGTTTGAATTTGGTAGTGCTGAACCTGCTGCCCAAACAGCGCCAGGAGCATCTGTTTGTGTTAAGTATGCATTATTAGTTGATCCAGGAGCAATAGCAACCCATCTAGCATCTTCATCAGTAATTGTTACTGTTGGTTGTGAAGTATAACCGGAACCTCTAAGTAAAATACCATCATTATCTTCGTCAATAGTAATAGTTGCTACACCTCTGTTATCAAGTGTTGCAGTTACTTCAGCTTGTACTGAAGCTCCTCCGCCTGTGATAGTTACAGTTGGAGCAGTTAAGTAGTTATTACCTTTTGTGTCAACAATAATTTCAGTAACCTTGTCTGTTTCAGCAGTTACTGTCGGTGCTTGTGAATAACCTGCACCAGTACTTGTAATGATAATCTCTTGGATAATACCGTCTTTAACTGTTGCAACAGCACTTGCGCCGCCGCCACCTGCTGTTGGCGTAAACACAATAGTCGGAGCAGTTACAAAACCAGTGCCGCCATTAATTACATTTACTCTTGCAATCTGTGTCGGACCTGGTAAACCAATACTATTAATTTCACCTAGCTCTGCTTCAAGTATTGCACCTGAACCACCTAGTCCGCCGATAACTGCTGTTGCTGTTGCTCCTGTGCCGCCGCCAAATGCGCTTGCACTCCAGTTACCTGTTGCTGGTAATACACCAGCTTGTACCCAAGTTTTACCATCTAATGAGTAATCAGTTTGTGTACCATTATTTGGTAATGCTATATATCTACCCATTGCAAAATCAACTCTATCAAAACCAATAGCGTCTGCTGTAGTAGTATTATTTGCAGTAAATCCTGGCTCTGTATAATGTACTGACGGTTCAATAGTATAACCAGTTGTTAAGTCTAGTCCTGCTACTGCTGCTTTACCTGGAATAACATTATCCCAACCAGCTGTATACATTGCAACACTTTGACCTGTTGTAGTTATTAGTGTTGCTGCTGCTCCTCCAACGGAATCACTTAGCTGAATAGTGCCGTCTAAGTTATTTGTAATAACGTAGTAAACATTGCTAGGTGAATTACCTTCATCTAAACCGCCTACACTTGCATTTAAGTAAACTGGATCATCTACGCTAAGATGCTCATAGTTTCCAGTTATAGTAACAATGTTTGTCGTTGCAGTTGTAGCAGTAATTGTAAATGGCTCAATGCTTGGTTTATAAACAGTTGCATTTTTAGTACCATTATTAAATCGTAATATCTTAGCATACTGTCCTACACCTGAACCTGCTGTAATTTGTACATTCATTCCTGAATATGCATTACTTAGAGCAAAGTCAGTAGCAGCTAGTGTGATATATGTTGGATCGCCGCCTTGCGCAACGTTTTGAGCAGTTACATAATCCTCACCGCCGATACCGTTGCCATCGTTTAAATCGATGATACGTGTTTCAACAACAGCACTATCTCTAAATTCATCATCGTCTGCTGCTGCATTAAATCCTGTACCACTGATTGCAAATTCTGCATTGGTGTAATCTCTACCAGCGTTGCTGAACTCAAATCCTAGAACTTCTTCTTCTCCGTCTGTTGCTACACTATATATTGTTGCTTCTTGTGATAAGTTATCAACTATTGCTGTAATTGGTTCTTCACCTGTGTCAGTACCTTCAGCAATAACACCATATGTACCATAAGATGAGTTACCATTTGTAGCACGAATACGTCCGCCAAAGTCTGCTAAGTAACCTGAATAGTTATAGTATGCGAACACAGAAACAAGTTCTGTTAATGAGTTGTTACCGCTACACCATACGCCAATACCATCACTTAGTACTTGTGTAAAGTCGTTTGAAACAATAGATCTGTTACCGCCTGCGTGTAACGCACCGTCAATTTTACAACCAACACAACCAACACCAAATGTTGTTACGTTTTGTACATAACAAGATTTGTTAGTTACCCATGCTTCGGTATCATTTGGACCAAACCCTGGATCAAGTGATACATAAGAGCCTGCTGTTGGACGTCTTGTTCCAAAGTCATTAAGTTCTGTTAAGTTTCCACGTAGTCCATTAACTGTTTGGTTACGTACACCAGTTGCGTTTCTTACATGATACATATCTGATTTTTCAGAACCATTAACCGCATTTAAGTATAGCTCACCTGCTTTCCAAACTTTGTGATTTCCTGGATATTGTAAATCGTATACAATAGCATCAATATAACGCTCCATGTCTCTACGGCATAGAGCAGGATCATATGCATATCTAGCAACACTAGATCCAGAAGCTACATCAAGTACTAGAGGTTCGCCGCCTCTGGTATCAGAAATTTCAACACCTGTTGTATCTACAATAGATGAAACATAATAAGTTTGTCCTGCTACTAGTTCGCCAAATGCATTTTCGTCAAACACAATAGGATCGTTAACTATTAAGTTGTGGGCACTAGTGAATCTAATAGTTCCTGGAGAACCTTCAATGTCAGTTACAGTTCCACCATAACTTTGTGTGATCCAAGCTGTTGCCTCGTTTGCTAAGAAGTTTCTATTTGCTTTAAGTATATCAACAGCATTGATTGTTTCTGTATCACCGAAGTACGTAATAGTTCCATGAATTTCTGGAGTGTTTCCGTTACCTTTGTCTAGCATATTAATAATAATATCCATTAACGAATTAGTACGCTTTTTAGCTAATGCACTACCGTCAATGTATGTAGCAATTACATTTTTTAGTTCTCTATAAGATTGTACAGTAGCATTCTTTTGCGCTCCTAAAACTAAGTCTGCTTGTGTACCTCTATAGTATGCCTGTGCAACAATTTGTGTTAAGTAGTTGGTGTTATTCATCATATCTCTACCAACTGCTTCTACAATATAACCTACATCTCTTTCACACTTAGCTACATCATAGTCAAGTGTTGGATACTTATCTGCAATAAATGATGTAATAGCTGCCTTAATTGAAGATAAAGAACCAGTTAAGTTTGTGAACTGCTGTTGTAATGTTCCAGAAACACCAGTAATGCTACCTGTTTGATAAATGTATGCAGTAGCAATTATATCGTTTTGATCATCTGCTTCATAAGTAGGTCCATTAAAGTATCCTGACAAAGTAAACGTTGTTGGATTAACAATGGACTTAACATAGTATGTTTCAAAGTCTTGGAACTCGTCTAAGAATTGGACAATGTCGCCTACACGTAAGTTGTGATTAACGTCACAAATAAACCCATTACTAGATATGCCAGTTACTGTAACACGAGGTCTTAGTTGTTGATCGTTTATGCTATCATAAACTATTGTCATTAATTCTTCAACTTTAGCTAAAGATCCGGCATCACCTACTGGCTGAAGTGAATCTCTTATTACTGGTTCAACATATCCTTGTAATGGTCCTGGACTTACGGCACTGTTTACTGCTAATCCAGTAACAATTTGTTTTGCATAATCATATGCAGCAAGTGTAGCAGTTTTCTCATCTTCGCTAATAACTAATTCATTATCACCGTTAATGTCTTTCTGATAGTAAAATTCTGCAAATTTTACTGATGCATAATTACTGTTATAAGTTAAATCATATCTTAATGCATCAACTAACATTCCAACATCTCGTTCACACTTGGTTTGATTATATGTTAGTGATGGATACTCTTGATTTAAAAACTCAATTACTTCAGCTGTTACATATGCTTTATTTTCCCAAATAATGCTTGCTGCTGCAACATCTGCTGTGTCAGCATCACTAGGTTCAACCCATTTAGCAACTGGAATTTTGCCGCCGTTAATGTAATTTGTTAAGTCTTCAATTAATAAGTTTACTGAAGCGTTTGCTGATACTGTTGCAACACGTCTTACTTTTTGTGCCATAAACTCCATGCTACCAACAGTTGCATATAGTTCATTATTAACAACTTCTAAAGCAGATGCAATAAGTCTATAATAACTCATTCCAGCTTTTGTAGTTGCAAAGTTTGATCCGGTATATAAATCTCTAGCAAGTGCATCAACAATTAACCCTGCATCACGTCTGCAAGTATCTTGATTGTATTCTAGTTCTTGATGGAATTTTTCTACCCAAAACACAACATCTTCAACAATTTCATTTTTACGATTTAAAATTCTATTATACGCTGTTGTTGTTTCAATTTGCTGCCAACTATTTGCAATTTCGATAGCAGTGTTTGCTTCGCCGTTGTTAATATAGTCAAGTACATCTTGTACTCTATCTTCAGCAAATTCAATTGATGCTGCGTTACCCGGAGTACCGCTTGTATCTTGTACTTCTGTTACACCTGGGCTAGTAGTTACAGTAGTTTCTGCAATGACTTCTGCAACAACAACTTTTAATCTTGCATACGCTGCAAGAGTTGCTGGAAGTTCGTTTGCACTAATTGTTAGTACAAAGTTTGAATAGTATGCGCTACCTGCAATCTCTGACTGTGTATTACCGCCATATGTTAAATCATAACGTACTGCATCAAGTATATAACCTACATCACGGATGCAACGATCTTGTCCGTCAGCACTAATAGATCCCCATATAACATCGTAACCGTTATTAGAATCTTCTAACCAATGACGTATTTCATCTTGGATAAATGCATGGTTAGCAACAATTTGCGCTGCTGCATCACCGTATGTTGTAGTAACACCAGTTGTGTTTGATGCTGTAGCATAAGCAGTATCACTAAAGTCTACTGTATTGTAACCCGGTGCTGTTGGAAATACAGTTGGCGGTAATGCTGCTAAACCGTTTTGAACAATGGTGTTCATATCTTTAATTAGTTTGTATGCACGATCGCCATCTTTTCTAGTTCCAGGTTCGGATATAACTCCGATAGTAAGTTCTGTTATTGCTGAATTTAAGAATCTAACAGTTGATAGTGTTTCTTGTAGTTGACTATTTAGAACTAGTTCTGTTGATACTGTACCTCTACGATATGCTATAGCATTTTGTACTGACAAGTAATTACTATCAAAAATTACGTCATAACCAATACCGTCGATCATATAACCAACATCTCTTTTGCAAAGATCTTTGTTATATGTTAAAGTAGGATACACAAAATCAATATAATCAACTAATGCATCTTGTATAACCGGAGTTCTTTCTGTTAACACATTTTTTAATTTTTCTAAAGCATTGTCAGTCCAAGCAGTTGAAGGCTTAATTAATGCTGGAGCTAATGCAGTGTCAGCAGTATTATAAATTTCTTGTGTTCTGTCTTGAGCAAATGTACCTGCACCAAGTGAACCTGCTGTTCCATTAGTATCCTGTGTATCGGCATTACTTGTAGATTTTGTAATTGCATTACCTTGTGCAATATCTGAAATAATATCTATAAGTCTTTGCTGTGCATCAAGTGTTTCGGTTTTTTGACTTGCACCTCTTACAAATGCGCCGTCTAAATCATAAAATAATCTAGATTGAATAATAGTTGCTAAGTTACCTCTATATGTTAAATCATATTTTAGTGCTTCAATCTGTTCATCTAAATCTTCTAACCACTGTGCTTTTGAATCTGAGTCTAAACCTACCCAGAATGCACCATGGTTATCTGTCATATATGCATCTATTTCAGAAATGATAAAGTCTTTGTTAGCAGTAATAAGTCTACGTGCATTAAAGAATCCTGTATCATAGTTTGTTGGATCAGTGTATGTATAACTAGTTGGAATTGAACCTGATCCGTTTTCTAAAATATCTATAATTAAGTTTGTACTTTCATCTACTTTTGCTGTTCTAGTTGAGTAATACTTAATTCTATCTCTCGTATATTCAATTGTTCCTAGTGTTGGTTCTAGTTGACTATCAATTACAAGTTCTGCAGAACTAATTGCTCTACGATAAGACATGCCTGCTTTTAGTGAACGGAATGTACTTCCAAATAAAACATCATATTCTAAAGCGTCTACAATATAGCCAATGTCTCTTTCACACTTAGCTTGATCATAATCTAGATCCGGATAATTTTCATTAACCCAGTTAGTTGCACCTGTTTGAATACTAGATTTTACATTAGTAAAATCTGTAACTATAGATTGTACAACAGTATCAGTCCAGCTAGTATCTGGAAGTATCGGTGTTGGTAATGTACCGTCTGTGTCAATAGTATCATAAATTTCTTGAATACGTGCATCTGCAAATGTTTCTGCACCTGCACTACCTGCTGTTCCTGAAGTGTCTTGAGTTTCAGTATTTCCTGCTGTCGGAGTAATTGTTGTTTCAGTAATTACATCTCCGATAATTGATTTTAAATGTGCGTATGTAGCAAGCGTTTCTGCTTTTTTACCAGTACCGTAAACTGGGTTACCATTTACAAAATAACTTCTTGCTGCTACTGTAGTTTCTAAATTACCGCCATAAGTTAAATCGTAACGTAGTGCATCGATAATATATTTTGTGTCTCTTTCACAGTTTGCAGTATCAAATGTAAATAATGCATCAAATGGTGCAATAGTATTATCAACTTGGAATTGAATCCAGGCTGTTTGTTCTGCTACTATGAAATCTCTGTTTGCTTCAAGTTGTGCAACAGCGTTTGCAAATCCCGCATCGCTTGCGTTGTTTGTACCGCTTGTAGGTGTTGGACCAACTTCTGGTAAGTCTGGTACAACTTGTAACCCATTTGCAAGTACATCAGTTATAACTTCAACGCCATTGTTTAGTCTGTTTGTTGAAGCTGTGTTTCCAGCATATCCGTTTACATACTGCTGATCTACGTTATTTCCAGTAGTCTTAGCAATCTCAACATTTTGTAAAATGTCATCAGCTACGTCTTTAATTCTGTTTAATGCACTGGTTGTTTTGTTTACATCATTTGCTAATTCTGGTATTGCTGTTTGAGGTTGTACAACACTTGTACGTAGTTCGTCTCCTACTACCGCAGTATATTCCGGAAGAATCATTGGAAGTACTTCGTTGTATGTACCTGTTTTAATAAACACTGTAGTATTTGGAAGAATAGGTAATGCAATAGCAGTGTTAGAACCTGCAACAATACCGTTTACAACAATGTCTAATAATTCATTTGCTTTTGCTGCGCCAACTTCTTCAGCAGTTAAATTAAAGTCGATAACTTGCTGGGCTCTATCTTCTAACTCAATTCCAATTAATGACTGATAACTAACTGGAGATCTATTATTAAGAACTGTTGAAACAAACTCTTTTAATTTTGTATAAACCTCTTCGTTAATTTTTTTCTGTTCTTGAACTTCTTGAGAAACATAATTGTTACTTTCAACACTAAATGTGTAAGTATTTACATAATACAAATTAGTTGCTGTTGTGGTTTTTAATGTGCCACCTCTTGAAATATCGTAGATTAGTCCGTCAATAATAGTAGCGCAATCTGCTTCTAGATTATCAAAGTTTACAGATGCGTTACCTTCCATAGTACCTGTATCATCTGTAAGTATTAATGATATACCACCTTGGGTGTCACTAATTCTAAATTCTGTTGAACTTACAATAGCATCAACATAATATTGTGTTCCAGCTGTTACGCCGCCTAATGTTCCATCAAATACAATTGGTATGCCGTCACGTAATTTTTCTGTGCTATTACATGTAAAAGTACGTGTACCACTTGCAGAAGCAGTTATAGTAACTTTATAATTATTCTTTACCCATGCTGTAGATTCTTTAATTAAGAACTGTTTGTTATTTTTTAGAATATCTCTAGTTTGAGGGTTTAAATAACCTTCTCTAATTTGATCTAGTGCATAGCGTACACTTGCCCAAGGTTTGTCGATTGTTAATCCAGATTCTGGTGCAGGCGTATCTGTACCTAAAGGACCAACATAAACAACATTATCAATTAGTCCATAGTTTGCCCAGTCTGGGAAACCATCTGTTGCACGAAGAATCTGACCATCAACACCGATTGGTAATCTTGTTGGACCGTTGTTACCAAAGTAAACTAAATCACCTTCTGCTTCGAGTGCTAGTGCTTCAGACCCGATTGTTAAGATATTCCAATAATCTGCAACTAGATCGTTATCTGGTCTGTTTGCAGTTTCTGATGTGTGTTTTTGTGTACAAATAAATGAACTTGCACCATAAATTACAACATCTCCTACATGATAATCGTTAGCAGGTACCCAAGTAGATGAATAACCAGTATGTGTAACTGTGTCAATGACACCGCCTGTTT